GGCGCAGATGGACGCCTCCATCAAGCAGCAGACGGCGCAGGCCGACATGGCCTCGCAGGCTGCGGACATCCAAGGCAAGCAGCAAGACCAAGCCATCAAGGCGCAAGCCGCAGAGACGGAACGCCTGATCAAGCAGCGGCAGGCCGCCATCGAGCAAGGCAGGGCCATAAGCCAGGCCGAAATGGATCAGGCGATGCACGTTGCCAACGCCGATCTCGCCGACAATATGGCCCGCATTCAGGAACAGCAGGAAGTCGAGAGCTTGCTGGCGACCCGTGACGATCGCCAAATGTCCAGGGCGGAGCGTATGCACAAGATGCGTCTTGCCGAAAAGCAGGCCAACAGGCCTCAAACCCAGCAGTAAACACCCATGAGAACCCGGATCTTTTGGAATCACCAAACTGGTGAGCGCTTCGAGCTGTCTGAAGACCAGATTGCCGAGCGCCGCAATAAGCAGGACTCAGCTTTCGTTCTGCCCGACATCGACAGCATATATGGGGGCGGGTTCACCTCTCCCGTTGACGGCTCTTTCATAACCTCCAGATCCCAGCTTCGCCGGCACAACGCCACCCATGGCGTTCGGCAGAACGGCGATTTCAAACCTGGCGAGATCATTGCCAAGGAAAAGGCCCGTGTTGAGGCACGCAGGGCCAAAGGAGGTCATTACGAATGGAAGTAGCGGACAATGCCGTCAGTGGCCGGGATGCTGGCAATACGGGCAAGGCGTACAATTCAATCGATGACGCGATTAGCGCCGCCATCAGCGCGTCGGAGAAAGTTCAGGCGCCGGTTTCCGAGGTTAAGGCCGAAGAACCCGCGCCGGAGAGCGTAGACCAGAAGGCGGGAGAAGCGCGCGACGGCGAAGATGCCAAGGCCGCGGTTAAGGAGCCTGCAGAGGACAAGATTGCTGAGCCACTCCCTAAGGATGGCCAGCATTTCGAAGCGCCGAAGCATTGGCCCGAAGCCGACCGGCAGGCGTTCGCTAAGATGCCACCAGAGAACCAGGCCATCATCAAACGATTGGCCAAGGATCTCGAGGGCGGCTTTACGCGCAAATCTCAGGAACTAGGCGACAAGGCGCGATATGCCGATGCGGTTCGCGGCCTGGTTGATGACCACACCCGTTCACTGATCGCCCAGTCTGGGGCCAACGAGATCGAGTATTTCGCTCATCTCAACAAGCTTCAGCAGTGGGCCAGCAGAGACGGGCCGTCGTACATCAAATGGGCAATGCAGAGCCTCGGCGTCACGCCGGATCACCTGGGGATCGCACCACCAAAGCAACCGGAGCCTGTCAAACCGGCGCAGCCAGCGCAAGACGATCTGTCTGCCCTGTTCCAGGACCCACGCGTTAACGAGCTCGAATCCCGTCTGGCCCAGCTTCATGGAAAACTGACGGAGAGAGAACAGGCCGAAAAGAACTGGCTTGAGCACCAACAGCGCGAACAGCAGGCACAAGAATTCGCGCGCAAGGCCGCCATCAATCAGACGATTGAGTCGTTCCGTACGTCCCTTGACGATAACGGCCAACTACGCTTCCCGCATTTCGATCAAGTCCGGCATGTCATGGCGTCATTGCTGAACGATCCAGCGATCGCCAACAAGCCAGACCCCAACGACCGAATGCAGGCCGCCTATGAACAGGCGATCTGGGCGCGTCCCGACCTTCGTGCAAGCTTCCTTGAACAGGAGGCTTCCAAGCGGGCCGCAGACAAAATCAAAGCCCAGGAAGCAGCTCGAGCAAAGGCCGTAACGGCGGTCAAACCCGCCAGCGGCGTTGCAACCAGTTCCGCCAAGCCGAAGACTCTTGACGACATCATCTCTGACGCAATGACCCAGCACGGGAGGTAGGGCACCACTAAGAAAGGTGTAGGCCGATGGCCGCCCCGAATCCTAGCTACTCTGACATCCTCACTACAGCGATTGACAATTATCGGGACACGCTCGCCGATAACGTCATGGAGAACAACGTTCTCCTGAAATACCTCAAGGAGAACGGCAACTCTGACCCCGCCGATGGTGGCGTCAAGCTCCTCGAGAACTTGATGTATGCCGAGAACGGCACGGTCCAGTGGTACAGCGGCTACGAGACCCTTTCGGTCGAAGCCTCTGACGTTCTGACCACTGCCAACTTCGACTGGAAACAGCTCAACGCCAACGTCACGATTTCCGGCCTTGAGGAAGCCCAGAACGACGGCTCCAGCCGTCAACACAACCTGATCAAGGCCCGCATCCAGGTGGCCGAGATCAGCTTGCAGAACGCTGTCTCCGAAGCCCTGTTCAACTCCAACACGGAGAACAGTGGCAAGGCGATTGGTGGACTGCAGCACCTTGTTGCTGACCTGCCGACCTCCGGCACCGTCGGCGGCATCGATCGCGCAAACAATACTTGGTGGCGCAATCAGTTCTATGACTTCTCGACGGAAGTCGTGACCGCCTCGGCGACCACCATCCAGCACGCCATGAACACGGTCAACCTGAGCGTTGAGCGTGGCACTGAAAAGCCCGACCTGATCGTGGCAGGCACCTCTTATTTCACGTTCTACGAGGAAAGCCTGCAGGCTCAGCAGCGGTTCATGGACACCCGCAAGGCCATGGGTGGCTTCACCGGCTACAAGTACAAAGACGCCACCGTGTTCTTCGATCCGCACTGCTCGTCAACGCGGATGTACGTCCTCATCACCAAGTATCTGCATTTCCGGCCGTATCGCGGTCGGAACTTCACGGTGCTGAAAGACAAAGTCGCGGTGAACCAAGATGCAACGGTGACCCCGTTGTACTGGATGGGCAACTTGACTTGCGCGAATTCTGCTCGCCAAGCCGTGATCTGCGCCTAAGCGAGCGGAAAGGAGAAAATCACAATGTCTAACGGTATCATCGGCTTCGATGCCTACCAGGGCCTGTTCACTAAGGCACAGTTCACCGCTGGCAAGGGACGCTCGCCTGGGACGGTTGTAAGCGTGCGCAAGGACCAGGACAGCAAGGAGTTCGTTGCCGTCAAACTTGCTTCGGGAAACTGGAGCAATGGCTGCCTTGTCCGTATTGACAGCGCTGGTGTTGTCGGCACGGCGACGACCGTCGGCACCACTGCATCCGCAGGCGGTGTTGCCAATCTTGGTCAGCGTCTGGGTCTGCTCGTGTTCTCGTCCGTGAGCGCCATTCAGACCATGACCGGAACGGCATTCGGCTATGCCCAGGTGTTCGGGCAGGCTGGCGCCCAGGTCGTGTCGGCTACGACTGCCGGCATGGCGCTCGGCATCGCCGGTTCGGCTGGCGTACTCTCGGGCCAAGTCGTGCAGGCCAGCGCCACGGGTGCCATTGCCGGCATTCACATCGTGGCGAGCGCCTCCACGCAGGCTTACAGCACGGTCTTCCTGAACTATCCCTCGTTCGTGGGCGGATCGTAAGACATGCGCGGGGCGCCATTTGCGGCGCCCCGCTTTTCTTCATTGAGGAGGCAACTTGCTGTTATCTCAAGACTACCGCGAACAGAACCGTATACTGCACGAGAACCACGCAGGATACGGCACATCAGGCCATAAATGGGCTGCCCAGATCCGCGCTGCCATAGAGGCGGACGGCGGCTACGCCGATATTCTCGACTATGGCTGCGGCAAGGGCACGCTTGCTGTGGCGCTCGCGGAGCACGGCCTAACAGTTGCCGAGTACGACCCAGCCATACCCGGCAAGGACACGCCACCAGAGCCGGCCGAACTTGTGATTTGCGGCGACGTTCTCGAGCATGTCGAAAGAGACTGCCTGGACGCCGTGCTCGCCGAACTGAAGCGGCTCGCGAAGCGCAAGCTGATTGTGATCATCGATGTGAGCCCGGCGAACAAGACGCTTCCCGACGGCCGCAACGCGCATCTGATCATTGAGGATGCTGCTTGGTGGGGTGCGCGGCTTGCCAGGGAGTTCGACGTTCTGGAATGGGTGGTCACGGCAGGGAATAAGGTATACGGCGAACTAGCCGGCAAGCTTCCAGGCACGCTGCCCAGCAAGAGACGGCAGCCCCCCGCTAATTGGGATGCACAGCTTGAAATCGGCAGGCGGCAGTTGAACGGCTACGCCGACGCTTTCTCACGGATAGAAACGGTATCCATGTGGGAAGGCATCGATGACGTGGTGGCCGATATGCAGGCCGTCGTTTGGATACTCGAACGTCTGCCGGACGTGGCCGCCGCAATCCATAACATCGCCTGCCTTACCTCCAAGGCGGCGCTGTTCGCCATCGACTTGAGAGCAGGGCGCGAGCCGCGTTACTGGCGGCAGATGATCGAGCAGCGCTTTCGCATCTATGACTTCAGGATCGAGGGGCATGTCCTGAACGTGATCGGCGGCCCCAAGTTTGCAATGCAGGGTCTAAAGGTCATTGGCGTTGTCGATGCCGAAACGCGCTGGGAGCAAGCTAAGGCTGCGATGGCGCGCTACAAAGGTCGGGCTCCAGTAGCGTCGGCCCATGGCCGCCTTGCCGTGCTTGCCTGTTATGGCCCATCGCTTCGCGATACGATCGAGGACTTGCGGGCGGAAGCATCGCAACCCGAGACGGACGTGATTTCGGTTTCAGGTGCGCATGATTTCCTCCTTGCGCGGGGGATTGATCCTCGCTTTCACGTCGAGTGCGACCCGCGCGCACACAAGGCCGACAACATCGCGAAGCATCATCCCGGAACACGCTACCTGCTTTGCTCCTGCGTGCATCAGGAGATGTTCAGCAAACTTGGCCCTGACGCGGACATCGCGCTTTGGCACATCGCCGCGGCGAAACATGTCGTTGAGCTGGTGGACGTGCTGGGGGAAAATCCTGGAAACCTCATCACGGGCGGCGGTTCTGTCGGTCTGAGGTCCATCTCTCTTCTGTACTCGATGGGTTATCGCAGGTTTGCAATCCATGGAATGGACTGCTCGTTTGCCGACGACGGCAAGCAGCAGCATGCGGGCGAGCACGCTGGCGCCAAGCAGGATGTCGTCACGTACACCTGTGCCGGGCGGCAATTTCGCACGTCCTACATCCTTCAGAGCTACGCGACTGATTTCATCGAGATGATTCAGCGCGTCAATGATCTCGACATCAAGTTGCACGGCAATGGCCTGTTGCAGGCGATGGTCGGCAACATGAATGCGCAAGCGGACGAGGCGGCTTAATGCAGAAGCGCTCCATCTGGATTGGCTACGAGCCCCGAGAAACGGAAGCCTTTGCCGTGGCTCGCCGCACGCTGCGGCGTCACGCTCCGGGCGTCCCCATCCACGCCATCGAGCTTTCAACCCTGCGCGAGGCGGGCCTTTACACCCGGCCGACGTCCTACCGCCAGCAGGGCAACAAGACGATCATGTGGGACGATATCAGCGATGCGTCATGCAGCACAGAATTTGCCATCTCGCGTTTCCTGACGTTGCACCTGGCGCGCGAGGGCTGGGCGCTGTTCGTTGACTGCGACGTGATGGCCAGGGCCAACGTGCAAGAGCTTTTCGCTGCCTGCGAGGCCAACCCCGACAAGGCCGTGATGTGCGTGCAGCACGACTACGTGCCGAAAGAGACCGTCAAGATGGATGGTCAGCTCCAGATGATGTACCGGCGCAAGAACTGGTCATCGGTGCTCGCCTTCAACGCGGACCACAAAGCCAACAAGCTCTTGACCGTCGAGCGGATCAACGAGCTGCCAGGCAGGGATTTGCACGCGTTGTGCTGGCTCAAGGATAAGGTCATTGGCGCGCTAGACCCGGCGTGGAACTGGCTTGCGGGCGTCTCGGACCCGGCCATCACACCGAAGATCGTGCACTTTACAAACGGCGTTCCGAGCATGCCCGGTTATGAGGGCTCGCCCTTCGCTGATGAATGGTTCCGTGAGCGTGCGCAATGGCTCAACGCCGACGCTAACGTACTTGGCCGCCCAACGACCTGGGCACCTAACGAGGCAAACCAATGGCTCTGAAAGGCGAATACGCAACGATTGCGGCGGCCGGCACGACCCAGGCCACAGCGGCGGAAATGCCGTCCTACATGGTGATGGTCACGTCGGCGACGAGCGCTCAAGGCGTGATCCTGCCGCCCCTGAACAAGGGCGAGGAAGCCATTGTGTGCAACGGCGTGACGGACGTGGAAATCTTCGTTTATCCGCGCTCCGGCGGCAAGATCAACAACTACTCCGCTGATGCTCACATTTGGCTGTCGGCGAATTGTGCTGCCCGCTTCCTTGCGGTCGATAGCCTGAACGTCATCGCATTTTTCTAAGAGGATCGCATGTCTGCACAGCAATGGTTCCCAGCAGTTGATTCCCCGGTTGTCGTCGGTCGCGTGGTTGAGATCGAAAAGCCGCACACCCTCAAGTCTAAAGAGGCGGGCGAGCAGGTCTACGTCATGGTCCCGGCCATGGAGCACAAGGTTCTCAAGGACTCGGCCGACACGTCCTTCCAAGAGATCAAGCCCCACACCAAAGACAAGCTTCTGAGGCGGTTCCCAGGCGCTTGGGAAGCCTACATGCGGCGCAAGGGCGAGGAAGAGACGCAGGTTGAGATCCCCAAGCCAGCGGTGGTTGCTGCGGTCAAGGGAACGCCGATCGATGAGGCTATTGCCTTTATGCCCAAAGGCAAGGTTGGGCACCTTAAGCTCATCGGGTTCACCAGCATCGAGCAGTTAGCCGAGATGAGCGACGAGCAGACGCAGTCGCTTGGGCCTGGCGCCCGCAACTGGCGCAAGAAAGCCAGAGAGATGCTGAAGGGCTGACATGACCCTCTTGTCGATCGCGACCAGCGCGCTGAACGAAATTGGTGGGTTTGATGTGCCCACCACGTTCTTCGGCAGCAACAACCTAACGGCAAAGCAGGTTGTCGCGCTCTGCAACAGGGCCGGCAAAACCCTGGAGCAGGACGTTCGTTGGTCGGAATTGGTCACCGAGGGGACAATTACGACGGTCTCAGGGACGGCGACCTACGCCAAGCCGGCGGACTTCCGCGCCTTCGCCGAGATGAGCCAGTGGGACCGCACGAACCAGTGGCGATTGTCGGGTCCAACGCCTTCTATCGTCTGGCAATGGCTCAAGTCGGGGATCTCCGTCGCCTCTACGGCAAACCGCTGGTTTATGGTGCGGGGCGCCTACATCACGATCTACCCGACACCCACGACAGACGGCGACACGATTGCGTATGACTACTTTTCCAAGAACTGGGTGCTGAAGCAGGTCGATGGCACGACCACGACTAACGAATGGTCTTCGGATCTTGACACCGCGCTTTTGGATGAAGACCTCCTAACGCTGTCCCTGAAGTGGCGGTTCTTACAGGCCAAGGGCATGCCTTATGAGCCAGAGTATCGCGAATACGAATCCATAGTGACCTCGCTTCAGGACAGCAACGGCGGACGCAGCACGATTAGCCTCACCTGTCCGCAGCCCACGTCTTTTGATGGCAATATCCCCGACACGGGTTTTGGCTCCTAGGCGATGGCCCTCCTTATCCGCAACAGCAAGATGCCGGAATTCAAGCACCGGCCTCACCAGTTCGAGCAGGGGCGCTCCATTACCCTGCCGGCGCCCTATGGCGGGATCAATCTACGCTCAGACATCACCGCACTAGCCCAGAACGAAGCAAGGGTTCTCGAGAACTGGGACACGACCGCGGGACAGCTCGTCATGCGGCAGGGGTTTGAGCAGTTCGCCGAGGGCATGGGCTCTGGAGAGGTCAAGACACTGGCGGCGTTTGTTGGGTATTCCGCGACCGCTTTGCTGGCGGCAGCCAACGGTAAAATCTACGACGCGACTCTAGGCACGTACGACCCAGGCAATGACACATTCACGAAGGTCTATCTTCCCCTGAATGGTACGGACGCCTCAACGACAATAACAGACAGCAATTTGGGCGGAGCTGCGCACGTTTGGACAGCAGCCGGAAATGCCCAGATCGACACGGCAGACTCTAAGTTCGGCGGCGCAAGCCTGCTGCTAGACGGCACAGGTGATTATGTCTCCACCCCGGACCACGCTAACTTCGCTTTAGGTTCCAGCGACTTTACGATCGATTGCTGGTTCAAGTGCAATGTTGCGGGCGGGTCATACCGAGCCATAGCGGGCCAGGTTGACGCTGGCGGAACGCAGGCGGGGACTGGCTGGTGGCTCCGCCGACACACATCCAACGTGATGGAGTTCGTGTTCTCCGATGGCACGAACTTCGGCACCATCACAGGCACAACCTCATTCACCGATGCTGTGAATACGGGATGGCATCATATTGCCGTCGCGCGCAGCGGAACCACGATGAGGATGTTCATTGATGGCGATCAGGAGGGCGGCGACCTTACGATCCTCAACAGCATAAACAACAGCACGGAAGATCTGGTTGTCGGCCGCCTCGGTGCCATAGCGGGGCAAGACTGGACCGGATGGATCGATGAGTTCCGTCTTTCTGTGGGCACTGCGCGCTGGACTGATGATTTTGAAGCTCCTACAGGGCCTTATTCTCCCCTGGAATTGGCTACGGGGTTCTCGGAAAACCGCTGGCAAACCGCCGTGTATGGAGATCGCCTGTTTTTTGTCAACGGCACCGATAATCCGCAGGTCTACAACGGTACGACCGTGTCGGGAATCGTCTGGGCTGGCTCTGGCCTTACCGACAACGATCTGATCAACATCGCGCTTGTTCGCAATCGCTTATGGTTCTGCGAAAAGAACAAGGCCGATGTCTGGTATGGCGCGGTTGGCCAGATCACCGCGGCATCAAACCTGACAAAGTTCGAACTGTCGCAGATTGCCGGCGGCGGCTTCTGCATGGCTATCGGTTCATGGTCTCGAGACGGCGGCGATGGCGCCGACGATTTGACCGTGTTCGTGATGAGCACCGGAGAGATTCTCGTCTATCAGGGCGACCCAGGCAGCACGTTCTCTCTCATCGGCAAATACAAGACCGGCGCCGCTCCAATCGGCAGGCAATGCCTTGTGAACGTCGGCGGGGAATTGATTGTCATCACGCGCCTTGGCTTACTGCCCCTGTCGGCCGCGGTTGGCGGGGTGGCTCTGGATCTGTCTAAGATCGACCCTTGGGGCAAGGTTGCGCCTGGCATTGTGGATGATGCCAGACTGCACGGTGACAAGTCCGGATGGCATGGCTGCTTGCATCTGGGAACCCTTTTCATAAACGTCCCCCAGAGCGAAGGTGCCATCTCAAAGCAATGGGTTCTAAACACTCGCACCGGGGCGTGGACCACTCACACCGGGCGCAACCCGTCGTCAATCTGCTCCTTTAACAACGAGCTTTATTTCGGGGCGCAGACGGGCGGCGTGGTCAACATCATCTTCGGCCCAAGCGACGATGGTGCAGACATCACGGCCACGGCCAACGGCGCCTTTGTGTTTCCCAACAATGCGCAAAAAGACAACCTGTTCACGGCGATCCGGCCAAGATTCCAAGCCTCTGGTGCGGTGTCTGGCCTAGTGGGGGTTGATACCGACTTCGCAACGCGCACGCTCTCGGGCGAGGCCGTGAACATCGTGAACGACCCCAGTACGACCCCTTGGGGCTCTGAATGGGGCAGCCCTTGGGGTCAGCCGGCCGGTCCCGCCGCGCAGTGGTACACGATCAGGGGCGAAGGCAAGGCTGTTTCCGTGAAGCTCCGCGCGGTCGGGGCTACGCAGGAAATGAAGTGGTCGGCCACGGACGTGCTTTTTAAACCTGGCGGTATCAGGTGATTTGGCAGGCTCAGACCCCAACGCAACGCGCGTTCTTGGTCGATTACATAGCCACACGGAACGACCTGACCGGCCCAGACCTCGTGGGGTCGATGCCGTATGAGGTCTTTGCTGCGATCGGCAATGACAAGATCAAGGGCGCGGTGCTCTACATCAACTACCGCGGCCCATCAATTGAGATGGCTTGCGCTGGCGAACCGGGCTGGCTGACCAAGAGCCACATAGCTCAGTTCTTCGCCTACCCGTTCCTGGTTCTGAAATGTCGGCGCATCACGTCGATAGTCCACCGCAAGAACAAGGTCGCTCGCTCAATGAATGAGCGCCTTGGGTTCAAGCTCGAGGGCGTTTGTAAGCACGGGTTCGATGATGGAGACGCATGCATTTACGGAATGGTCCGCGCTCACTGCAAATGGATAGAATGTTATGGGCAAAAAAGCACCCTCGCAGCCTGATCCAGCCAAGACGGCTGCGGCCGTCTCTGGCTTTAACCAAGCGTCGAACGAACGCAACGTTAAGCAGAACGCTTATGACCGCTTTGGTCCGGCGGGGCAGACGACGTTCACGTATAATGAGAATGGCATGCCTACTGCCATCTCAAGCAATCTTAGCCCGTTCCTGAATACGGCATTTGCTAATGCCTCGGGCGCGCTGCAGTCGCAGACGGGAGCCATCCCGACGACGCAGCCGAACTTTGATACGTCGTCGGTTAACAATATCCTCAACACGGGGATGCAGACCTATGACGCGTTGGCCGCAGATCCTATTCGGCAAGGTCAGAATCGCGTCAGCCAAGAGATAGCTAACCGCGGGTTGCCAATTAACGATACGATCAGTCAAGACCTTCAAGGCAACTTCGACAGACAGAACGACCTGGCGCGTCAGAGCGCATTCAGCACGCTCTATCAGCAAACCCCAGGTCTGCAATCGACGCTAGATCAGAACGAGATGCGACGGCAGGCGTTCCC